GATTGCTACTACAAATGTTGTAGTAGATGATATTGATAAGTATTTAAGTATATTTCCAAAAGGTAAGTTACCATCTGGTAAACCAGCTAGAGTGAACAAAAGAAACATTGAAGAAGCTTTCAAATGGTTCTTTAAGAACTACAAGTACGAGTGGTCTACTGTTATAGCAGCTACCGTGTACTATGTAGACAGTTTTGAAAAAGACAATTTCAAGTTTATGCGTAACTCACAGTATTTTATACGTAAACAAAATTCAGATAAGTCTTGGGATTCTGAATTAGCAAATTGTTGTGACATTGTATTAAGCGGAGATGACCAAGATGACTCTCCACATTTTTCAGAAAGAGTAGTATGAGTTTAAAAATAGAAAAGATCATAGCTAAGATACTAACATCGATTATCTTATCGATTATATGCTACTTAGTGATCATAAATTTTGTGGTAAATGTTAGTATTTTTCAGTATTTAATTATTGAATTTCTCTTGGTTTTATCACATACATTTTATAGATTTGTACATCGTTGGATCACTGTTCAGCAACGCTAAACCACACAACATATGGAGAATAAAAAGCTTTGGAAAGACCAGAAGCAAGGATTCGTCGACTCCTTAGTTTACCTCAAAGGTAGAATGGATGGTCACATTCGTAGCTTGAAAACTCCGTGGGAAAAGTTTAATGATGCGACTACTGACGGTCTTGAATGGCACTCAATGACTGTAATAGGTGGTCGTCCAGGTAGTGGAAAAACTCTAATCAAGGATCAAATTGTACGTGAATCGTTCAAACTTAATCCTGACGAGAAGTTCAGAGTATTAGAATTTCAGTTCGAAATGCTTGCTCGTACTTCTGCAATTAGAGAATTTTCCAGTGTGCTTGGTAAATCATATAAGTACTTATGTAGTGCGGATGGAAAGTTGTCGAATGATGATCTAGCAGTATGTTATGAACATGCTAAAGAGAGAGTTAAGATTCCTATTGACATTGTAGAAGAACCACTGACCGTTAATGAACTAAGAGAAACTATAACAGCTTACATGAATCATCATGCTGTTAAAAACGAAGACGGTACAGTAGACTTCACAAAGACAGTGGTTACCTTAGATCACTCTTTGCTGTTAAAGAAAGCACCATTTGAGAAGGATAAGTTTGATACCTTGTATAATCTTGGTGAGATGGTTACAGAACTCAAGAGGAGATATCCTATTGCGTTTATAATTCTCACTCAGTTAAACCGTGGTATTGACAATCCTGAGAGGAATGAAGATGGTAAGTATGGTAATTACATACTAGAGTCTGATATCTTCGGTTCAGATGCGTTGCTTCAACACGCTGATACACTTATTGGTATTAATAGACCTGCTAAACAAAAGATTAGGTTCTATGGTCCTGATAAGTATATCATAGAAAACGACCGGGTGCTTGTATTGCACTTCTTGAAATGCCGCAATGGTGATGCTCGCATGAGTTTCTTTAAAGCAGAGTTTGAACGTATGCGTATTTCGGAGATGCCTACACCACCTCAACAAGAAAAAAGAATTAAAATATGAGTGTAAGTTTAAAAACAGAAAAAGTAGATTCTAAGACAAAAGTTGCTGAGCTAAGAGAAAAACATCAACCTGTATTCGAAGCATTGAATATTCCTGATGCATATTTTTATCCAAAGTTAGCATACAGACCAAAAGGTAAAGACGAATTACATATTAGTCTTTTCCCTAGTGAGTTGCGTAAAGGTACTGATTTCTATACAGAGTTCGTCTCTGGTGAGTTTGTACCACAAGATTCAGAACGTACATTGTGGAAGTTGCACTTTAATCCCCACTGGGAAGATGAGTATGATACCACACCTACAACTGATTCTGCTTTGAGATATTTGATTCCTGTTAGTGAGTTGGTAAAAGTTAAAGCACCCGCTAAAACTGTTGCTACTCGTTCAGGTATTGAAATTACAGAGTTCGAAGAGTTCTCATCTTTGATGGATGATGCTCCTATTTCTGATATGACTATCAGAGATCTTGCAGCGATTCTATTGAAGAAGCCTGTAAGCAGTAAGTCTTGGTTGAACGATTTAGTTAAGTAATTATTATAAAAAACATGGAGATCACACTACCTACAGCAAAGGTTCCTGCGGAGAATACAAGTCCGAAGAACCTGATTATTTTTGCTAAACCCAAAACGGGTAAAACAACTTTGTTATCACAGTTAGACAACTGTTTAATACTAGATCTCGAAGGAGGTTCTAAGTATCTAGATGCTCTAAAGATTGAAGCAAAGTCTGTTGAAGAAATCAAGCATATCGGTAAAGCTATTAAGGACGCAGGTAATCCTTACAAATACGTAGCTATTGACACAATCACTGCATTAGAAGAGATGTGTATACCTTATGCTGAGGAGTTATATATGAAAACTCCGATGGGTAAAAACTGGTTGACAGATGGTAAACCCAAGTATGGAAACATATTGAGTCTACCTAATGGTGCTGGTTACCCATACTTAAGAGAAGCATTTACTAAAGTTGTAAACTACATCCAGTCATGGGCGGATCGTACAATCTTAGTAGGTCACGTGAAAGACACAATGCTTGAAAAGAATGGTTCAGAGTTTAACTCTTTAGATTTAGATTTGACAGGTAAACTTAAACGTATTACCGCATCAAACTCTGATTCTATTGGTTACTTGTATCGTAAAGGTAAGAAGAACATTATTAGTTTTAAGACCTCAGATGAAGTAGCTTGCGGAGCGAGACCTGCGCACTTAAGTAATAAAGAGATAGTTTTGTCTGAGATGTTAGAAGACGGAACTGTAAAAGTTAATTGGACAGAAATTTACATTGATTAAAAAGTAGAAAAATGATTAGTATCAAAAATTTAAAATCCTCAGAAGGTTCAGGATTGCCGAAAGTTATCGCTCCTGGTAATGTAGTATGTAAGATCAACAGTATCAAATTGGAAACACCAAGCTATGATACCAGCGCGTCTTTCTTAGTAATGAACGTAGAGACAGAACCTCTTGAGAATTTCGAAGGTTTCTATATTGACAAGAACAATCCTGATGCAGGAAGACATCTTGGTCAAGTTGGTAAAGTTAAGACTAACGAGTATGCATACAAAGATGGTACTACTAAGACTGGTATCGAAGTATATCGTCAGAACGACATCTTGAAAGCACTCGAGTCTCTTGCTAGAAATACTAATTCTTACAAGTGGATGGAAGAAAACGATGGTGTCTTTGAAACTATTGAAGAATATGTAGAGAAGTTTAATGAAGATGCCCCATTCAAAGATAAATTTGTAATGATGTGCATTGGTGGTAAAGAATACACTAACAAAGATGGTTATACTAACCACGATTTGTTCTTGGTTCGTAATCAACGTGGTGTTTACAATATGGCACCTGTTGAAAATGCCGCTAATGTTATTGTATTTGACAAAGACCTACACATTAAGAAGAAGAAAGTTGAGAATCTAGATTCATTTGGATCTGGTAACGTCGCAACATCCTCTTCTGTGAGTGGTGACTTTGAACTCTAATTTAATTAACTGATACTAAAAGGGGGTGGAAACATCCCCTTTTTTATCTTTAAACTTTAGCATATGATAAGTACTAAAAATCTAGTGTCTAGTATTATAGATGTTCCTGATCACTGGATCTTTGAGCATTATTGTAACCTAAATGAGAAACTTGTAGGTCAAGATGTAAAGATTAAATCATTGTTTAATCCTACAGAAAGAACTGCTAGCTTTTCAATATTCTATGCTGATAGCAAATACTATTACAAAGATTTCTCATCTGGTAATGGTGGTTCTGCTATAAAGTTAGTAATGGAACTCTATGATCTTGAGTTTGGTGCAGCTGCGAATAAGGTTATAAAAGACTACAGAGAGTTTTTGATGCTTGGTACAACTGATGACATAAGAACATTTAAGAGATTAGCAAGATATAAGATTGTTGATTTTGCAAAGCGTTCTTGGAATAAAGGTGATGCTAAGTTCTGGACTCAGTTTGGTATTGATTCTGAAACGCTTGTTAAGTATGGTGTAGTTCCTGTTGGTGATTATACTATGCATAAAGAACAAGATGATGTTATCAAAAGTCTTTCTATAACTGGATCTAATATCTATGCATATACAAGACTTGATGGTAGTGTATACAAGATGTACCAACCGTTTAATGCTGATCATAAGTTTCTAAAAACAAAGAATTACATTCAAGGTACAGACCAGTTAAAGTTCGAACAACCTAATCTTATTATCTGCAGTTCGCTGAAAGATATTATGTCACTTAGTAAGTTTGGATTTAATGCTGAGTTTGTTGCACCAGATAGTGAGAACACTGTTATCTCTGCGGGTGCTATTGCAATGTATAGAGCTAAGTATGAAAAGATCGTGATTCTATTTGATAATGATACTGCTGGTAAGAAAGCTGCTGCTAAATATGAAGCACAGTATGGTATACCGTATGTTATATTACCACTAAGTAAGGATCTATCAGATTCTGTAAGAGATCACGGTCTAGAGAAAACACGAGAAGTATTATACCCCTTACTAAAAGAAGCAATAAACAAATGAGTTGGATCTACAAGAATCAGGTATTTACACCTGAAATGATTCCTGAAGGTGCTGTCGGTTTTGTATATGAAATGACAGCTATCATAGATGGAAAGTCTTGTGCGTATATTGGTAAGAAGAATTTTCATAGTGTCACTAAGAAGAAACTTACCAAGAAGAATACGCCAACAGACAGACGTAAAAAGAATTATGAGCGTGTTGCTAAGCTCGCGTATGAAAACTACTTCAGTAGTAATGCTACGTTAAAAGAAGCACACAAGGATAAGGTTCCTATCAAGAGGAATATCCTGCAGATATGTTACTCTAAGACAGAGTTAACTTATATGGAAACAAAGTATCAATTTGTCAAG